AAAAAAAGCATCTTAGATGACATGAAAGACATACAAACGCGATAAACTTCTCCCGAAAGCGTTAAAAATTGACTAAGAGTCATAAATTTTCTCCCTCTTTCCCATACATCACCTCACTCTCCGCTTCGCGCTACGCCCTCATAAGAAGTCAAAGAAAAACAAAGCAGGTAAACCACCAAAAACCACTTTCGACTAGCCCAGACTCGCTATCCATCATGTCTGCTTTTACCGGTTTCGATTTCTCCACTGCTGCAGTTGCTGGCCCCGACAACGCGGTAACTCCCGCTGGTGTCGTCGTTCCGATCATCGACCCAGGGAAACTCCGCGTATGGGGCACCAGGAGCACTGGTGATCAGAACACGCTTGCCGCTCGCTCGCTCGTCCTGAAGCGATGGGTGTACCCACCGGGTAGCACACGCTCGCAGATCCTCAACTACGCGTGTTACTCCCTCCGCGATATCAGTCGCGATAGTGCGCTCGCGATTATCACCAAGCTGGCGAATCTAGGAGAAGCGCTAGTTGGTGGGTCCATGTCCGTCGTGTTCGACTGCCGCGTCGATGACTTCAATGTGGATCCGGTCCTGTTCCGCATTTACGGGCGGAAGGAAGACCCTGCGGGTGCCGCATACGCCGATCTCCCCGCGCTATCCCAGGAGGTGGCCACACTGCCGCCCGACTCGCAGTGGGCCAACTTCTCTTTCGATAGCGTCACCGCCAAGGACGCTGTTGCGCTGTTCGCGCTATGTGCCTACTGCGTTGTCAAGGCGCCCACGCAGCTCAACCAGACAGCATTCACTGCCTCTCGTCCACTTGCTGCCGCGAAGGGTGCCGGACTCGCGGCATTCCCCGCCTATCTGCTCCCCTCCGTTGGCGATCTCACACTCGTCAACAATGCTCTCCAGCAGGATCGCCGCGCCCGGATCCCATTCGCGCATACGCTGGTCTCTTGGGCGACGACCCGCTCGGTCAATTCCAACCAGGCTGGTATGGCGTCCCAAGCTTCTCTATGGCGCGACCAGGGCTTCGGAGGACTGAAGCTCACCCGAAAGCTCCTCCTTGGTTATGGTGCTGCCGTTCAGCGCGTTGCCCGCCTCCGCGCCCAGATTCCCGCCTTCCAGGAGCACTGGGACGCGTACCATGCTTGTGCCTCGCCCGTTCGCGCATACTACGGGGCGATTTACGGTCCCACGAACCCCATCGCCGCGCGCGATGATTATAGCATGCTCACCCTCCTCTCCCGTGATATCGACCAACAGGGGTTTGCTGCTGGTCGCGGAATGCGAAACTTCGGTGCGGGTCGGACCGTTCCGGACGACGTCAAGGCAGCCTTTGTCGCCGCCTGCAACGAGCTCGGGCTGGAGATCCCAGCGATCTAAGCGGGTGTAGCTACTCATATGATCCCCACTCACGTTTTATTGATTTGTGGTCCTGAATTTCTTTGGCCGGATACTGAAATGAACGAAAGAGGGCGACGAAGAGTCATCTTATAAAAACTCAACCATCATGTCGACCCTTCCAAAGAGGCTTCAGGCCGATCTTGAGCCCGTATACCGTGGCATGCTGCTTACCCGGTCTTACACGCCGCTTCAGGGTGTGGACAACATGACTGGGTACCCACCGGGGGTGTCATCCCACGGAGATACGTGGGCAGACGCTGTCGCCGATCCCTCTGATCCGATTGCCCCGCTTGAGCACGGTGACCATGTGAGCGTGTCGACTGAGGAGAGGGGGCGTCGCATCCTCCCCATGCCCATCCTTGATAACCCTGATCGATCCCCGAATCTCAATCCGGATCTCGCCGAAGCGGAGTCGCGGCCTGTCTCCCCCTTCAAATTCCTCTCACGGGATCCGGCATTCGCTGGGCCCCAAGTATATCCCCTTTTGGACGACACCGCGCGTCCGGTCCCCGAAGAGGCACGTGGCAAAGATCCAGAGCGACGTGCCGGCGCGTGGTCTCCTCCTCCCGCTTCTGCGATTGCGGGACCGTCTGGCCAACGCAGGTCGCATGGTGGGGAGTCCCGCGGTGATGATGAGTCCATTGGCCATGGCGTCGTAGGGTGGGCTACCCCGCCGGACGAGCCCCAGCCAAGCGTTGTCCCGGGTCCGCTCAAAGTGAATCAAAAAGCTCGTGAAGCTTTCCGCGCGCGCCTACGCGAAGCCCTCGAAATCGTCGGTGACGAATCGAAGCCCCTGACCCTCTCGTCGCTGGCCAGCATTGTGAATGAGATTACTGACCTCGATTCGCGCCTGGCCCTGTTGGAGAAGAAATTGGACGCCGATCGAAGGAGCACCCGGGCGTTGATCGGCACGATGGCGCGTAGCGAGGCGGCTGCAAGCGAGAGGCGCATGCAAGATGAAGTTGCAGGACTCCGCCGACAGGTTAACACTTGGAGACTCCAGGTACCTGTGACGGCGCCACCCGCCGACGCTGGCAGACCTCGGCCTACACCTCCTCCGGCCACCACGCCAGCGCTGGCGCAGGCATCCGGTCGTGGATTCGATTACGACTAGGCAAGAGCATTAGCCCTTCTGGATCGTGGTCTAGATAGAGTGCGACGAAGAGTCAATAAAATCTTATAAAAACGTATCTCCCGCTAACACTCAGTACCAGTCCGTATCCTGTTCACCAACTATGACGACTCTACTCTATCTCTCCGAGCACCCCAGTGGCGAATTTGATGGGGTCGCGCGAGTGGTGACTGCGTTGCTCGACGATCACATGGTCCGCAGCCGACTAGGAGACGTCGTGAGGGGTGCAGACTCTCTTCGCCTCGCGATTCGTGCCCTCGTGTCAAACGACCTCTCTGGAATTGTACTGCATCGCGAACTCGAATCGGCTCCGGAGTGGAACCTACCAGAGTCTGAGCTCAATCCAGAGTCGGTGTATGTCATCCACGTGCCTGCCCTGCATATTGATCCGTGGGTGCGCATCATCGCCTGGGGTGTCTGCTTTGGCTTCCGGGAGCAGGACGCCGCCGGTGACTGGTCCGTAAAGTGCACCCGACTGGTTAGAAAGGTGCTGGCTCCTCTTGGCTGCGAGTCTACCATCAGCATGTATGTGGATGCGCACAGGAGTGCGATGTCCATCGCGCTGATCGAATATTCCGGAGCGCTAGACCTCCTATACCAGCATCGTGCGTCGGTTCCATGCATCCCAGGGGCCAGTCCTTACTGGTTGGCATGCATTCTCCAAGTCGGGTGGGAACATAATGCACTCGGGCCAACCACGGCCGTCCTATTTCCCCCACACCAGGAGTAGGCGCGAATACCTAGAGCTATGGTACAATATCTGCTATAATCCAGTCCCTATATGAAGCTCTCAGGCGGACAATGGCGTAGGTAGTGACGAAGAGTCATATATTAAGAAAACTTCACCAGTATGGATCTTGCAGAGGAATTCTACAACTTCGAAGAGGTGAGAGTGGATGCGGAGCGTATGGCACGGGAAGGAATGGGGGAGGAGCCGGACACCACTACTCTGGGAGGCCCGCCGCCATTGCCACGACGGTACAACATGGTAATCTCGACAACTGAATATCATAAATTGATTGCTGCTCGGGATAACATTGTGCACCCAAAGCTGCGCACGTATTGCTCAACACGGGGCCAGAGCATCATGATACAGACGGTGCGGGATGAGTTTCCGAAAGCAGACATCCGAATGGCATATGGGAAGAGCCTCCAAATCTTCATGCGGGCGTGGATGGGTCGAAAAACAGCGGACCGTCACCGTGTGTTCGAGCTTGCGGACCAGATGATGAGATGCGTCTTTAGGGCTAACCGGAAGGGGCTACAGGCGAGAGGTTATACTGTCGACGATATTTCCACGATTTCGGCTGAATCGAAGAGGGTATGGTCTCGCTGGCACCTGCTCATCTCACACTATCAGAAACTACGTCAGAAATTCTCTTCGTCGGGGTTCGCCATTCAGATAGTGACGGACGGTCCTATCAGGGTACTACTCACGCCCAGCGGGTGGGGATTCCAACTAACTCGCAACGATCCGGTGCATGTCGCCCCACTCAGTGCACTGATGATGGTCATGCATAGTCTTGAACTCGCCGGTAAGACATGTATTGCCTGCGACATCACACGGTCCGATCTGCCACGTCTCCGTAGCTGGTACCTGACCATGCTCGACATTCAGCGCCGTATTGTGATCAAGGGCGGTGATGCCGCTTACGACGTTGCTAAGGGCCCTGAGGCACTGTGCAAGACGTATGCGAGCGATATTTCTGGAGGCCACCACGGGTATGGTCCCAGCTCGTTCGAGAAGATGTCTCTGAAGTACCGCGTAAAGGCCGCAGCATTAGGCGTGGAGGATGTGACGGAAGAACTCATACAGCACTGCGCGCAAGGTGCCAGCGTCGATGAGTGCACTGAGATGAGCGGTATGGCGGCATCTTTTGGGTATCCAGTCATTGATGTCGAAGCGTCCGGAGCGAAGTCCCGCGAGACGGGGAGTGAAGAAGACACGTCGGTACCGTACGCAGTGGAACAGGTACTTCTTCTCTTCCAACACCTAGTACTCAAGAATTATGTCAAGATTCGTTCCCAGTACCCGCCGATCACCTTCTCCAAGAAGGGAACGAAGCTGGAGCGGCTTGTAGATGCAAAATTCCTCGATCTTCAGGATGGTACGTACCCCTTGGAAGACTGGAGATACGCCGAAATGCATGACATGTTTGAATTCATGTACCACGAAGACTACTTAGCACTTGTCGCGGACAAGGCTACACTGGAACCGAAATCAAAAGCGAGAGAATACTACATGGGAAGCTTGTCCGACGTTACCATACGCCGCCTCGTGGCGAAAGTACTCAACCACCCATTTATCGACACTCGCGCGGATGTCGATGCTTTCGCTCGGGAGGCTTGGCCGGACGAATGGCGGAGATGTCGTCTCGTTCCGAAAGAACAGGAACACAAGGCCAAAGCACGGATGTTCGTTGTGCTGCCAGACATGGTCCGCCGCGCTCTGTCCATCATCCAGGAAAATGTCAAAGAGCTATTCTTCCCCGTGATTCCGTATACCAGCATGGCCATGTCTGGATATGAACTATCTGAATTCCTCCATCGAAGTACCCATGGAGTCGGAAAATACAAGTTGGAGCTGGACCTATCGTCGTGGAACCTCAAGTTCAGAAAGTTCTTGACCCAGCCTTTTGGGTATCTCATGGACCGCATGGCGGGTGTAGTTAATCTATTTGGGGGGTCCCATCGCTTCTTCGCTGGAGCAGAATTCTGCGTGAGCCACCGCGACACCCGCAACGAGGCGCTGGAGGACATGTACTACCCTAACACTCAGACACCGGACTCTGATATGCTCTGGCACAATGACGAGTCTGGGAAGGAGGGGATCGAGCAGCGCTTCTGGACCATCATCACTGAGGTGATGATCTACCGCTGCCTATATCGCCACAAACTCCCTTTCTCCCTGCTGGGCCAAGGTGACAATCAGACCCTGGTTATAGATATGGCAACAATTCCCGAAAAGGAGAGAGGTGCAGTAGCCGCTGATATTGAAGAGGATATTGAACTCGGAACCGCCGAGGTAAACCATGTCTGCAAGCCGGAGGAGTTTTTGGGATCCATGAGTGTGCTTACATACGGGAAAAACTTCTTCGTGAACGGCAGACAGATACCCCAGTGCATCAAGGCGTGCGCGAGAATCACACATGGATCGTCCGACGCACTCGAGACCGTTGAAGACGATCTCGGAGGGATTGCCTCCAGTGCATACACTGCTTCACTGAATGCGCCGAGACCGCTGGATGTTTACGCACTTGGCGCCTTCCATTTCTATGCCCATTGTGCGTCCATATGGAGGGGTCTGAGTCCGTATACGAATACAGAGGCCGTTGAAGCGGGTTACCTTGCTCAAAACCCTCTGGCGTGGCTGGTGCCGTCGGTGCTAGGCGGGTTGCCCACAGTCCCGGCAGCGGCGTATATCTACCGTGGCGATCCTGACCCCTTATCCCACGCCATTGCAAGTCTGCGGCTGGCATCGGGCCTTGACCACGTTCGACAATTCATGGCGTACCTGGACAGCCCATCCGCTTATGTGGATCGTCCATCCCGCAATCAGCTCGTCCTTAACCCGTATGGCCTTCCGCTTATGACCGTGAAATCTGGCGCCTCGGTCATGCAGGAGTTCACATTGTCTTACCTGTGCGGGGTGCAAAACCGCGATGTGTGCGAACTTGCCAACGTCGCCGCGGGAGGGAAGGACCAGCTACTCGATGCAATCGGAGCCATCACACCGTTTATCCCCTCCATGGTCGAAGACATGATCTCTGCCTCCGTGATAGGGCGCGCTGAGAAAGTGGCAAAGAAGTTTTCAGCCGCAGGGACGCTTCTCAAGCTCGCACCGATGGAAACAGTCGCGCAGGCGTGCGGTGCCGCTTTCCGGAGGGTGCGGAGTGTCAATCTCCACTTCATGGGCGCAGCAACATGTATAGGGTATGAGTGGCACGAATATTCGTATGATGTAGCCGAGAGACTCCGACTTCGATGGGGGCTCGGGAAGGGTGCGATAGTTGGAGCCTCCGTAGCGCAACCTTTAGACTACACAATATGCGCTGATATAGGACCTGGCGTCACGACGGTGCTTAGGGGCGAGTATGACCTTTCCGTCACAGGACCTTGTCCGCCGTATCTTGGATCCAAAACACTGGAACGGCGTACAGTGGAGAAGTATCAGATCGAAATGACTCCGGGGACAATCGATCTTGCTAAGATGATCCTCAGTATGACTGCCGGCGGCGTGTCTCAGCAGGTGGAAGCAATATACCGATCTATTATCGGGTCACGAACGACTATGCCCCTTGAAGAACTGATGGAACTATTTCCCCATACATCAAGTGGTACCCCGGGGCACCGCTACGAGAGTATGCAAGGAGCACGCGCGATCGGCCCCGTCGGAAATCCTGGTCCTCGCACATGGATGAGCACCGATACCGACAATATACCAGGGATATCGGGTTCCGTACATGACTACCCCATACCCATCCAGTCCTTCATGTCGTGTACCGTATCCGCCGCTGTAATGTCCTCGCGACGCCACGAGGCGCAGCGTGTGTTTAGGATAAGTCTCGGATCTTCTCAATATCCTGAGCTGCCTGACCCAAGCCGTCATTGTCTCGTAGCACCCCCCTCGCTCCGACCTTTACCTATGAACGCTCTCTGTCAGGTGCCAGATGTTCGAATCCTACGCACCGCTGCAAAGTTGGGTATCTCGGCCGACCAGAAAATATCAAGGACCGCTCTATGTTCAGGACTTCTCACCCTGGTGGGTGGTTGCGGCTCAAACGCCCGCGCTGCGGCAGATCTCGGAGATATTCGGATTATATCACAGATAGATATTGCAGGGGCCTTATCGACCGGCGCCAACTGCCTCCTAGAGGGGGCTATACGGGCATGCACCCTGCTGTTCATGTGGCATATGACCTGGTTCACCGAGGAAGTGCAATGGAGGCACGATCACCGGGTGCTGTGTGACAACCTAGCTGCGAGCATAGCTAAACCGCTCTACCCAGTCCTCACACACCCGGAAATGCATGGCGAATGTCTGACTGAGCTCGGCATAGGGAGAGAGAATCCTGGACCCTCCGGTTACAGAGCCGGTGTTGATCAGCTTCGGAGAATGATCGCAGGCGAGGTGCGGCTGCGTGTGCGCAGTGCTGATCTTTGCATGTCTGCATGGGCGGGTACTCAGTTTCCCCACACAGCACATGGAGCTCCTCTGTTTTTTCTGCCCAGGTTGCAGATGGGCGTGACCACATGGTGTGCGTTCCTCCGGATGGATGCGCACGCCCTGGGAGTGCTGAAAACAGCGATCCGCACAACGTGGAGGCGTGTGGCACGAGCAGGGACGGACAACCCCGGACTGGCGTCGGCAGTGGGAATGAGGGACTTTTACAAGTTTGTGCACGTACTTTTGGGGCACGAAAAAGATGTCACTGGCCTGTTTGCAGGATTCCCAAAGGTGGTACCCTACGACACTGCGCAAGCGTGGAGACGGCTGCGTAGGTATAAGAGGCGTACTGCCCGCCACGAGCCAACATCGATCGAGCAGTTCAAGCAACCAATCCCCGAGGTGAACGGGTGTGATGTCATTGAGACGGGAATATCCTCCATACGCGCCCCCATTCTTGGAGAGCAAAGGGTACATGGAATCTCCCTGTGGGACCGCACACAGCGAATTTGTGGGCTCCGGAGTACTCTCCCCGGCCTGTTCGCTCCTATTCTCCACGGTGAACAAGGCCCCGTACTCGTTGTCGGGACTGGGAGTGGCGGAATTCAGAGGTGCTGCGCTGCTCTCGGACTTCACTCATATGGCTTGGATTTGTGCTCGATGATACCACCAGAGAGAACAGCTAGAACTGGCTGGAAGCCGACCGACATCTGGGGACTCCAAACTGCAGTGCTATCGGCATCGATGTGGAACTACAACGGTGACTGGTACGGAACTGCAGGCACGTTAGCACTGGCCGAGCAGCCATTCAGAACTGTAGTCATTGACGTACAAAGCGGGGAGCGACGTGTAGGTCCTGAAGTTCTTGAACCGCTGGGTATGGGCCGGTACGAAGGTATTGTCCTGTGGAGGACGGCCATGACTAGCTTGGAAGTCGATGCCGTGTACTCCTGGCTGAGAGCTAAGGGTAGTAACCCGACTGTCATACCCGGGTGTAGGAATTACCCGACGAGGGACAAGGCGAGGCCGGTAATCATCCGCTTCCGTAACAGATTGGGTCCGGCACCGGAGCGAGCGACATACTACAACGTGCGTCCTGCACTGCCGGTTTACGCGAAGCCACAAGATGCGAAGGCATGCGTCGAGGCGTGCGTGAATGACCTAACAGGAGGCCTCTACCGCATTACAGATATGGTGAAGCTTACAGAAGTAATTGACCAGGGGTGCGCTGACGATAGCATACACCGAGACAAAACACAGTTGGCCCAGGGTCTGATGCACCTACGGCTGAAGCTTCTGCTAGAGCGCCTTATGAATCACTGGGCAGATGTACAGGAAGCGAACGACGTATGGTTGAAGGATGCGCCCCCTCACGGGTCGCTGGGACCACTCACCGTCACACCCGATGACCACCATGTATTCTTTCTATGGCGGCGCGTAATGCCGAGATTAGTTGGTGCTTTGAGATATTACTGGAACGAAAAACAGGGCAACTAGAGTGGCGGATAGGTTCGTAATAGGATACTGCAGAAATTACAGACGATAACAACAGAGTCATGTCGCACCAGCGTGTGATTGCAGAGTTGTGTCTACGCCATTGACGCATATCAACCCATACGGGAGATCGTAACGGAGTCGTACTACGTAGTATACGTAGGGGCAGAGTCGCGTAAACCGAGAGAAAGGTCGGAAACGGAGATGCAGTAGGAGATAGGTTGCGACAAAGAGTAATCTTATAAAAACGCCCACACATTCCGAACTGATACAATCGTGTACCTACCCGCCAGAACTAACCTACGCCGTAGACAATGGATACCTCTGACGATGCGGTTATGCGCAGGCTTTTGCGCGATATGCTCAAAGGCATCTTAATCCGGTTATTACTAATCGACATCGGAATCGAATCATTGGAGATCGAAAGGCTCCGGTGGGCGGGTGATTCCCTGCTCGAAATATCGGACATCATGGAGGAGCAGAGGGAAGTCGAGGAGAGGCTCATCGACGCTCTCAAAGATATATATGGCTTAATCGACGAGTGACGCTCTCACTAGCTAGCGGAAGTCAGTGAGAATCGACGGCAGTGGCACCCCTTGAAGTGGCGAACTCATGCATATCAAGGTGGGCAATGGAGATGCAGTGCAGCCGAGAGGTCACAAGCCCCGGAAGGTGTTAGAAAAACTAAAATCCTTTTGGCGGAGGGATCAGGCTTTATCGCGTTTGTATGTCTTTCAAAATCATTTAAGATCCTTT